CCTCGCTATGCTACCAATTCAACCGCCTTTGCGCCTATGCCAGCGTTTGCGCCGAGGGAAGCGCGGAGGCCGTCGCCGGCTTCGCGATTACAGGCGCGGCGGGCGGCCACGACGAACTTGCTACCGACAACGGCCACAGCGGCCACAACCTGAGGAATTAGAAAATGAAAATCGGAACAGCTAGAGAAAGTTACGATCGGAAGCCCTTTCTGAAAATCGCCCTAACGGGCGCCAGCGGGGCAGGGAAAACGGATTGGGCCGCTAGGTCGCCCCGCCCCTTGATCCTACTTACTGAGGTCCAAGCCTTCCCTTCGATCGTTGTCGCGAATCCCGAAGCGGTTTGCGTCCAGATCGAAAAATGGCAGGATTTCCGCGAAGCCTGGGCCGCGATTACTACGGGCCGCCCTTGCGAGATTGAAACGGAAGCCGGCGAGGTCCAGCCCGCACTATGCGTCAAGCTCGGGGGGCAGGAATTCACGATCCAGACTGTTATCGTTGACACAATGACAGACCTACAGCGGTTAATGTTTGCGAGCATGATCGGCGCCGACGCGGGCCGGATTGATCGGCTGGATTTCGCCACGGCGTCAAACAATCTCAGCATTGACAAACATGGCATTTTGATCGCGGCCGCCGAGGAGATTTTCCGCCAACAACGGGCGATCCCCTGCAATACGATCTTTCTTACGCTTTCGACGCAAAAGGAAGATGACACCGGCGCGCGCCAAACTTTGCCCATGCTGACAGGTAGCAAGCTCCCCTATGCGATGGGGCAATATTTTAACGCCGCGGGCCTCGCTCAGGTTCGCCGAACCGACAACGGGGGCATTCAACACGTTATCCGCTGGGTTAGCCCGAGCGCCGCGGCCATTTGCAAGCCAGGGCCAGGATGGCCCGCCACGATCACGAACAGCCGAACCGCGGGGGAGACTACCCTAGGATCCTTGCTCCGCTTCACCTTCCCCGATCTTCCTGTAGCGGCCTGCGCCACCGATTCGGCGAGCTTTGTTACAGCCTCGGCGATTCCCGCCGCTGAGCCCATCCCCGTTCCCTTTTCCGCGCCGGCGGCCCAGCCCGTCGCCGTCGCTTCCCCGTCCCGCCCTCGGCGGGCGTAAGGCTATCCAATGGCAATTTTCGATCCCTCGCAATTTAAGCCCGATAATCTCACGCTGGAAAATTTCCCGCTGGGCCGTCACGTTGTTTTCATTTCCGACGCTAAGCCGCACACCTCGAAAAGCGGAACCCAGGCGATTGAAATTGATTTCTACATTCACGATCCGGCGTCGCCCCATAAGGGCCGCTCGCTTCGATTCTCGAAATTCTGGACTTCGGAAAAGGCGCTTCCCCGCTTGGCTAATTTGTGCCGCGCCTGCGCCACGCCCGTCGCCGCCTTTGACCTGAGCGATCCGGCGGCCATCGAAGGCGCCCTAATCGATCAGATCCTGAGCATTGAAGCGAAGGCCAAAACCGAAACCTACCAGGGCGAAACCCGCACGCGGATTGAAGCCGATCGATTCCAGCGGATTACCGCCGAGGAAGCCCGCCGCCTTCGCGATGAATACGGGCCGACAATGCTCCCCCCGATTACGGGCGACGAAAACCCGAGCAAGCCGAAGGGCGAGGGATTCGGCGACGATGATATCCCGTTCTAAATAGACCATCCCGCGGGACCTCCGCGCCGCCCTCCCCTACTAGGCGCGGCGCGGCGGCCCTGCTAGCGCGCCCCCCTTCCTGAGCTTTTAACCGGACACACAATGCAAGCGGATACGCCCGCCGAATTCCTCGCGAGGAATCGGATCCAGCATAAGATCTCAGGAAGCGAGGCCGTTCTAGATTGTCCCCTTTGCGGCAAGCCTGGACACCTTTATTTGAACCTGCGAACCTTTCTTTTCCATTGCAAGAAATGCGACGGGCGAGGAAACGAACGGCGCCTGAAAACGGCCCTAGGCCTGCAGTTTGACCTTGTGACCCCTACGGGCGACGACGTGGACACCATCGCCACGCGCCAGCTTGTCGCCGACTTGGCCGCGGCCCGCCCGAAGGGAGAGGTTGAAACGTGGCGCGATAACCTGCAAACGCACCCGCTCGCCGAGACGGCGCGAGGCTACCTAGCAGGGCGAGGCCTGCCCCTGCCCCTATGCCATCGCTACGGGCTAGGCTGGGCCGCTGAGCCGGACGGGAGCGCCCCTAGCAGGCCGCGCCGCGTGGCGCCCGCTGAGCCTTGCGGGCCAGGCTGGATCACCATCCCCGCCTTCACGCGCTGGACGCCCGAGGGGCCGGCCTTGGATTCGGCGGCTTGCGTCAAATTGCGATCGGTCCCGCCTGCCCCTCGCGCCTTTCGGCGGCTTGTCGGCGGGGATTCTGTTTTATTTGCCCCGAACGGGATCAAGCCCGAGGAAACGATCCTAATCGTCGGCGGCGAGATTGACGCCCTTTCGTGCGTTGTCGCCGGCTGGGCCAACGTGATTTCCCCGACAACGGGGGAAACAGCCTGGGCCGATTCGGCGACGGCCCAGCTTGAAGCCTGCGAAGATATTTGCATTGTTTTCGATTCAGATGAGGCAGGCCGCAAGGGCGCCCGAATGCTCGCCGACAAATTAGGCTCGCGCCGTTGTCGGATCGGAGCGTGGCCCGCGGGGGCTAAGGATGCAAACGAAGCCCTTTGCAAATTCGGCGAGGCCTTCCGCCCCGCTGAGATCGTCACAGCGGCGAAGGCCGCGGGCGTTGACGAAATCGTGAGGGTTAGGGACCTCCGCGGGGAATTCCTCGCCGAACTTACGGGGGCCAGCCCGCGCGGCATATCTTCGGGCTGGGCCGCGCTGGACGGTTTGATCGGAGGCATTCGAGAGGGCGAGGTTACTTTAATAACCGGCGACACGGGATCGGGAAAATCCACCTTTGCGAGCGCGCTGGCCCTTAACCTTGCCAAGGCGGGGCTAGGTGTATTCTTCGCGCCTTTCGAGCTAGGGGCGCGGCGCCAGGTAGCGAAATGGGTTAGGCAAACCGCGGGCGCCCCGCCGGACACGCTGAGCCGCGGCGAGGTAGAAACGGCGCTAGACAAATTAGAATCCCTCCCGATCTGGATTCTGAAAAGATACGGGGCGATCAGTATTGAAGCGGTAAAAAATACCGTAGGGTTTTGCGTCGCCCGCCTCGGCGTAAAGATAATCGTTTTAGACCATTTGCATTTCATGGTGAAAGAAGGCCCTGAGGAACGAGCCGAATTAGATGGAATGCTAAAAGCCCTCGCGCAAATCGCAGTAGATACGCGGGCCAGCATTTTCGTTTTGGCCCATCCCCGACAGATTCCGAATTCAGGCGAGAAAAACGCCGACAACCGGATCGTCCAGCTTTCTGATTTGAAAGGCTCGGCGGGCCTTAAACAGCATTCGGATAATGTTTGGAGCGTTTGGCGCCCGAGGAAAGCCGATCGCGCTGAGGAAGGCGAAGCGGAAGGCCTGAGCAAGGCGATCGTTTATATTCTAAAGTGCCGCGACGATTACGGGCGCGAGGGCCGCGCGGCCTTCGCTTACAGCGTAGCAGGCGCCACCTTTTCGGCGGCCCCGCAAACGTTCGCGGAAGGGGCAGGAAGCGGGGGAAGGCGCCCGCCGCGATAGACCCCGCCACCATCCCCGAGCGCGGCCCCGTAGGGCCACGGCGCCGGCTTAAATTGACACCCGCGGCGGCAATTCCTGCCCCGCATTGGAGCGAGAGGGAGGGCTAGAAATGGAAAAGATATTTTTCGGAATTGACCCAGGCAAGCGGGGCGCCATCGCGGGCGTAAATACAGCCGGCGAGATCGTCGCGCTGGCCCGATTCAGCGAAGCCGAAACGGACGGGCGGATCGCTTTGATAATCGGCGACACCTTGGCCGCCTTCCCTGAGGCCCAGATCTGCGCCACGATCGAAAAGGTAGGGGCTATGCCTGGGCAGGGCGTTACATCAATGTTTTCTTTCGGGCGTGCATACGGCGAGGCCGTCGGCGCCTTGATCCTTTGCCGCGCTCGCCTTCAATTCGTGAGGCCGCAAGCGTGGCAAAAAGACCTGAGCTTGACGGGCTACGGCGGCGACAAGGCTGGACACAAGCGAGCCCTTAAACAGGCCGCCGAAGCTTTCTTTTCGCGCCGCTTCACGCTGGACGAATGCGACGCCGTTTTGATCGCGGAATGGTCCCGCCGCTTCGGGAGGTTTGAAAATGTTTGAAATTCTGAATACTGCCACAATTGCCGCCGCTCGCCGTAGGGGCGGGCGCCTGAGGAATCAGGGAGGGGAGCGCCGGATTTGTCCACCGGCGCCCCCTTGCGACCTTTACAGCTCGGCGGCGGGGGCCTTTCTGCTAGTGGCCCAGCCTGCGCCTAGCCTTGCGAGCCCTTGGCTTGATCTGGCCCTTTGCGGGTTTGCGATCTCGCTTTTCGTTTCGACGGCCTGGATTATCGCGAGCCGAGAAATCAGCGGGGAAAACGAACGGGAGCGCGAGCGAACCCGTCAAATAAAGGAGGGAAAGAAAAATGAGCAATGAATTTCAATTGAAGCCATCCCCGCCCGCGGGGAACATTCCCGATAGTGACACCTGGGCCACGCCCGCTTGGATCGTGGAATGGGTTAGGGAAACCGCCGGCTGGCCCGCTTTCGACTTTGACCCCGCTTGCGTCCCTGCTACCGCGAAGGCGCCCGATTATATCTGCCCCGATACAGGGGACGGATTGTGGGACCCGTGGCGCGGGTCAACCGTTTGGCTAAATCCGCCCTATTCAAAACAAGCTTTGTGGCTGGCCCGAGCGGCGAGGGAATGCAGGCTAGAAGGGCGGCGCGTCGCCGCGCTAGTTATGCCATCGTTTGACGCCATATATTGGAGGTCAACCGTATGGCAGGAAGCCGCGGAAATTTACATGATCGAAGGGCGAATTGCATTTGAAATGGACGGCGAGCCGCGGCCAGGGGGGAACGTTCGATCGTGCGTGGTAATTTACGATCCGGCGCTGAGCATAGGCGCGAACGGCCCGCGGGTTAAATACCTGCGCCCGATTCCGAAGGGGGGAGAATAAAAATGCGAGAAAGATCCGACGAAACCAAAAGGCAGAATTACCAACGCGCCGAGGCCGTAGCAATGCGGCGGATTATCGCCGAACGGGGTTACACCCTCGCGATCGGCTGGACGGTCCCGCCCCTAACGGAAGCGGAGCGAACCCTAGACCTCGCCGCGCTCGCCGAGATTGAAAACAAAGATCGCAATCGGCCTTACACCTTTGCAGGAAAGGGCCTCGGCGAGGTCAAGCCCCCGAAGCAAAAGGGCGAGGCCGGCCGCAAGGCTGAATACAAAAACCTAACCCTAGACGAAATCCAAGAAAGGGAGCGCGAGCGGAACCGCCGGCGCCACGACAAGGCCCGAGGCAAGGCCGCGACACCTGCGCCCGTAGTGGCCCAGCCTGCGCCCCTTCCTGAGCCCGAGGAAGCCGGCCCATCCCGCGTCAAGCGCGCCGGCCTCGCCGTTCCGCTTTCCTACCAGGCAAAGGCGGAAGCCATCGCCGAGATCGCGGCGCGAGCGGCGGCCCTCGCCGAGCTGGAAAAGGCAGGCAAGGGGCGAAAGGTTCGCAATTCTGAAATCCGCCCCGAAGATTGCGGGGATAAGGAAGCCGCGCGCCGCGCCAGAATGCGAATCAAATTTGAGGCCGATCCCGAAGCCGCCGAGGCATACCGCACTAGAAGGCGGAATGCGGATCGCGCTCGCCGCGCCAAAAGGGGAATGAAACCCCGCCTTAACGCAAGGATCGAAGCCACCGGCTACGTTCCGCGCGGCAAGGGGGGCAAATGATATCAGACGCGCCAGGGATTCGAGCCATCGCGGAGCGCCTGCAATCCGTCAAATTCACGCCCGAGGAAGCCGCGCTAGCCATCGCCCTAGGCCTAGCCCTTGCCGCGCTCGCTTGGGCCTTCCTGAGCCCGAAGGGTGACAAATGAAAACCGCGATCCTTTCTAATCTTTCGCCGGCTTCCCTCGCCCTTATCTGCGCCGACTTGCCGCCGATCTGGGCCACCTGCGAAACCGACGAAGCCGCCGAATTTGATCGCTACGCCGCGGAGGTCGCCGAGCAAATGGGGCGCCTTTTACCCTACGCCGCCGAGGGCTCGCCCCTGCTAGTGCTATGCGAAGATCCCCCCTTCGCGCCGAAGCCTGCCCCATCGCCAGGGGCGGCGATCTATCGCGCCCGCTCGGGCCGGACGGGGAGCGCCCTGCTAGAAGCCCGAACCGCTGAGGCAAAGGAAGCGGAGGCGATCGTGGTCGCCGAGCTGGGCAAATGGATCAACCGCGAAATTTACGCGCAAGGCGGCGACGGGGGCGCGGATTGCTACCTCGGCGCCATCCCGCTGGACGTGAAACATTCGCCCGAAGATTCAGAGAATCGCCATCTAGAGGTTATCGAAAGGGACCTAGACGATCGAACGATCTACATTCTCGCTTGCGGCCCCTGCGCCGACTTGAAGATCTCAGGCTGGGCCACCGGCGCCGAGCTTCGGGAGCGGGGCGAATGCGTTACCTATCCAGCCGATCAGAATGGGCCGCCGCGCCGCAAGTTTAGACTACATCGATCAACCCTGCGCCCCTTCGCTCGCCTTGTCGAAATCAGCGGGGAAACGAAGCGGGGCGAGCGCGTGCAAATGCCCGCCCGCCTAGCCCGAGGAATCAGCGGGGCAGGTTGGCACTATTGCGACACCATCCCCACAGCGACGCCGAGCGAGCCGCGGGCCTTCGCGCTGGTATTCACGCGGGGCCAGCCGGCCCGAGCCCTTCTAGAAGGCCTGCCCCGCTATGCACCCGCCGCCGCGGAGCTTGTCGCCCGCCTAGACGCCTTTGCAGGCAAGGGGCCAGCCTTCGCGGCCTATCCCTCGCCTTGGATTCTTGCGAGCCTGAGCCGCCGGCGCATTGTTACGCCCGCGGATCTGCAAATATTCTAGCGATCGTTCCGCTCCCGAACCGGCGCGGCGCCATAGTATTCAGATTCAAGCCGAATAACCCGCCGATCGATATCGTGCAGATCGTCCCGAATCTTCCCGAATTCCTCGGGCGAAGGCTGGGCCGCGAGCTTGGCCCGAATTTCGGTTAGCTCGGCGCGCAATTCCTGCCATTCGGTTCGGACGGTTTGAAAGGCAAAAGAGAGAATCACCAGCAGGGCCGTTGACGCCGCCGAGCCTAGGCCCTGAAATATGCGCCAAGCGAGCGGCACGCCGACAACCGCGCGGCTTGCCATCGTTTCGAGCGATTCCCGCCCCTCTCCGCTAGCCATCTGCGCCACCTGAGCGGCCCGCCTTAGCCGCTTCCTTTTCGAGCATTCGGATAACAGGGCTTTTCAATTCAACATTCCCCGCGGCAAGGCCTGAGACAACGCCGCCGAGCGCGAGCCATAGGGCCAGGGGAACAGCGGCAAGCCCGCCGGTCGCCGCGGTAGCTACGATCGGAATAACAGCGCCGAGAATCGCGCCAGCCGCAAGGCCCGCATTGATCTTGCCTTTTGAATGCGTCAATTTAAACATTTTTCACCTGCGCCAAATAGGCCGCCGAAAGGGCGACGGGATCGAAAAAACCGAGCGTGCGGGGATCCGTCCAGCTTTGCGATTTTGAATAAACCCCATCCCCGTCCCGCGATCCCGCTTTGTTTGTATTGCCTTCGACGGTCGCGAATCCTGCGCCATCGGGCGAGGTTACGATCCCCGTATGGCCGCGCGTCCAGCGACGCCCGCGGGCCGCTTCCGCGTCGGCGACACTAGCCGCCCGAACCCAAATCCAGCCGGCCCGAACGCGATCCCGTTCGTGCGGATAGGCGAGGAATTCCGTTCCGCGGAGCTTTGTTTGCGCGTTAAAGAAATTCGTTACCGCTGAGGCCGTGGCCCAGCGTGGCGCCTTCGCGGCGCCGCTCGCTTCCCGCACTACCCAAGCGACGAAGGCCGCACACCACGGCGAGCCAGGGGACATTCCCGCGGCCTTTAAATAGATTTCCACCTGAGGCCCGCGGTTCGCGCCGCCGACTTCCCGAACATTCGCCGCGGCCTGAGCCTTGGCAATTTCGACAATGCGGGCGAGGTCCATTTGCTAGGCCTTCGGAGCAGGCGGGCGCCCGCGCTTCGGGACCTCGGCGGGGAGGGATACAGCCGGACGCGGGGCAGGAAGGGAGGCCGCCACGTTGACGGGCTCGCGCTGGGCCGTAGCAGGGCCAGAAACGGGGCTAGAAGCGGGGGCAGGCTCGGCGGGCGTGCGAAGGGAGCGGCGAAGCGTAGCCGCGAGATCTAGGGCCGTTTGCGCCATCGCTTCCGCTTCCTCGGGCGAGAGGGTGAGATCCAGCCGCGCGCCGCCGCGGGGAAACTTGCCGAGCAAGCGCGCCCCGTCGAAGGTGAATTGCGCGCCTGGAAACAATTTAAATGCAGTAGAAACAATTGATCCAATCATTTGAAATCCCTTCCCCGATTAAGCGAGCGAAACCCAATCCGCGCCATCGTAATAATAAAAATTCCCCGTATCTTGATTATAAATTGCGACCGTGGGTTCAATTGCAAAGGTTACGCCGTCAACGGTCCCAGGGGTAGGAAGATTTGCGATTTCAGTAACCGACCCGCCGAGCAATCCCATTTCTGTAACATTCGAATACCAGACAAGGCCGCCGATTTCCGAACGGACAACGATCGAAAATGGAATCGCCACAACCTCGGCGCAAACGCTGAGGAATTCGGGCGTTGTCGCCGTGACGTAAACGCCCGCCACCGGCGAGCCTGGAAAGCCTGAGCCGCCCCCGCCGCCTGAGAATGCAAATAGCGATTTCATTAGGGGACAACCGTGGACTGAGCGAAGCCGCGAACCGTAAAGGCCTCGCCGCCGGCCGCCGACCAAATATCCAGCGCGAGCGCCGCCGAGGGCTGATCGATCTGGAATCCGTTAAGGGCTGGAATCGGCGAGCCTTCCGAGCCCGTAGGATCTTCGCCGTCAACCGAAACGAAAATTGGCAAGGTTGAATCCAGATTGAAAATCTGAATCGCCGCGAAGGGAACAGCGGAGCAATCGACCGTGACCCGCGTCCCGCCGGCATTCGCCGTGAAAGCGGTGTAATCCACCGCGGTCGTTCCGCCCGAGGTTCCAGCCGCGCCGACAAACGTAAAAATCTGCCCCGTAAGGTGGCGCGTCAACGGGCCTGGGATATTTACAACGCCCGAGGCGGTAGGGGTTACGCTTGCCATCTGTAAAGCTCCGATAGGGTAGGGGCCTGCGATACCATACCGCCGCCCGAAATTGCTAGGGGATAGTCTGCGCGTCCCATTCGATTAGAACCGCGTTGACGGTCCCGCCCGTTCCTACATCAATCCCGAACAGCCGGACGCCAGGGGCAGGAATTGAATAGACGGCCGTGAGGGTATCAGCGGGCGATCCGTGAGTATTTGTCGCCATCCCGACGCCCGCGGTTACATCGACAAAAAGCAATTTTACCGATTCGCCGCGGGACGTGATAAGAATTTGATCGATTCCCTCGGGAATATCAGCCGAGAAAAAGGCGAACGTCAAACCGGCCGCCGCGGTCCAGCCGACGCCTGCCCCATCGTCATAAGCGAAAGAATAAATCATCGATCGCGAATCGCGATAAACGAAATTCTGCATTTCGATTAATTGCTGATAGCTTGCCGACGAAATCAAATCATTCAATTCGACAAGGCCAAGATCGATATTACTGCAAACCGCGTTAACGCCCGCCATTAGGTCCCCCAATCAATTCGAGCCGTGAGGGCGCCGAATCCAATATAATTAGGGAAGGGCTGGCCCATTCCCGAAAGCCTGAGCCGGACGCCGAACAGATCGCCGCTGTCCCTAATATCTTTCCAGCTTTGCGGCGAGGTAGCAAGGTCGCCGAGGGGCAGGCGCAAAATCAGCGGGTAGAACGTTTGGCGCAAATCGCCTAGCGTAGTCGCCCCATCATGCGACCAGGGAAAGCCGTTAGCCCCTGCCCCTAGCCAATCGGGGGTCAGCGTCATCTGCGCCAGCCTGCGAAGCCACCACGCCGCCGCCACCGGCCCGCCAAGGGTTACAGGGCGAGCAAGCGGAACCGCCAAGTTTTCAAAATCTATATAATCTGCGACCGCGCCCGTTGTGATATTGAATATCTCGGCGCGGCAATCGAAAATCAGGGGATCGGTTCGATTAGAACCGCCGAAGCTTTCAAAGTTTGCGGCAATAACGGGGATTGAAAATTCAATTGAAACCGCGCCAGGCGTGTCCCTAGGTTGATCGCCGCGGGTAGAAATAGAGGTTTCGCGGATTATTTCATTTGAATAACCCGCGGGGATATTCGCGAAGGTTCGCCAAACGCCGTTATAATCTAAACCCAATTGACGCGGGACACCTGAGCCGACTTGCGTTTGACGCAATGCATTTAAGCGCGAGGCCTTCCAATATACATTTGCCACATTTGAACCGATCGATTGTAAAAATCGAAGGGTTGGATCGTTCGCCTTGTCAGGGTGATTTGCATACGGCGTGACCGCTACGCTGTAAATTTGCAGGGTCCCAAGGGTTGACCAATATACTGAGGCTAAGCCAGGCACATTCGTCGCCACGCCGGAAAGATCAGCCCAATTATTTAATTCTGCGAGAAATGCGAAAGATACGGCCGGCGGATCTGCGGCGTCGCAATTCGCCAAGGCGATCGTGCATACGGGGCCGGACGTGCAATCTTGATCCTTATCCGCCAAGCCTGAGCCGAACCGGACGCCGACAAAGGGAACCGGCGCCGTCAACGCTGGGCAGGAAGCCGCCAAATCGCCGCCCGTTGAAACTAGGACGGGGGAGCTAGACAAATCGGGCGCCCCGTAGGCGCTGGACGCTAGGAACCAATCGGGCGCCTTATTTGAGGAGGTCCATTCCGCTTCCGATTCGAGGAGCAAAAACAAATCATTCCAGCCAGGCACTACCGCCACGCCTGAAAATAGGGTTTCGAGGTCGCCGACGTTCCGCGTTTGCGCGTTTGCGTCCAGCCATTCCGCGGCAGGGATAAAACCTAGCCCTTGATTCGATACCATCGCCACGCGAACCGCGCGCGTGGAAACGGTCCCAACGATCTGCACGTCAACGGCGGAAATCGCGGCCGTTCCTACGTCCGGCACATAGTAGCGGAACGGCCCGAAGGCGGCCCAGCGGGCGAAGGCAAGGCGGGGGAAGCTCGGGCCTACACCCTCGCCGCCTGAGTAATCGGCGGGGTAGTGCCAAACGCAAGTAGGGCCGCGCCATTCGATAAGGTAGCGGCTGTTTTGCTCGGCGCGCTGGTATAGGGCCGTAGGAATCTGCGCCGCGGTATCGCCAACTTGAACCGGATCCGCCGCGGTAGAATCGATCCCGATAAAATCTTGAGCCGCCATCTAGATCCCGAAGGTAGAAACGTCGAAAAATCCGAAATCGTCGGCGCCTGAATAGGGCGCCTGTTCGATATCCGCGAGGGTTAGAACATCGCCCGCGGCAGGTGTAACAGAAAAGGGGCTTGAAAGGGTAATCGTTGAGCCTGAGATCCCCGCGATTGTTTGAATATCTGAAATCACCGCGAGCGAGGGGGATCGCAAAACAACCGAATCACCGACCTCGAAAGTTTCGGCGTCTAGATTCACAGCGGCTCCGCTGGCCCTTGGGGAGTAGGGGACGGGGGCGACGTATATGGTAGCCGCCAAATCGAAAACGGTGGCCGTTCCGCCGGCCATTACGTCGCCGCTAGGGCCAAGCCGGCGCGGAGCTATCGCGAACAGGATAACCGTAACCGTCGCCATCCAGCGGCGCGGATCGTTCGCGACCTTTACAACGTAACCGAACCGATCCGAGGGTGAATCTTCCACCTGCCCCGTTGTCGGCGCCCGAAGGCCGCGAATTTGAAAGGTCCTAAATTGCCCTGGCGCTAGGTTCGCCGTCATCAAAACGCGGAGGTTGACGGTTTGCACGCGGTAGCGGAACAGCGCCGCGATACGGGCGATCCGTTCCGAATAACGGGCCAGATCAAACTGCGCCACGCTGAGCAAATCCGCCGCGCTTAGCAGGCCTTCCGCGTCCCAATCGACGATCTGAGGATCGCGGGTGAGCTGAAAAGCCGATTGATATGCGCCCTGCCCAAATAGGCGCATTAGATATTCGCCCGTAATTTTTCGGGCCGTTGACGCGCGGATTGAATCAACGCCGATTTCCAGATCAAACGAAACCCCGCGGCCGATCAAAACCGATTCATCGCCAACCGTTGAAACGGGGGCGCGCCCGTCGAAAAGGGATCGAACCGTCAACCGGCCTGAAGTGTCGGTTGTGAAACTTGCGCCGAGGGGCCGCAAGATTTTAGAGGTAAGCCAGCCCATCGCCGAGAAACTAGCCCCGTCGCAAATCTGCAAAATGCCGCGCCACGTCTGGCCCTGGTAAACCGTGGCGCCGAGGGCTTCGATTTCAGCGTCGTTTATTTGATCGGCGGGGAGGGGCAGAATCCAAGCCGGCGGCAATTGACTAGAAATTGTGCCAAGGTGACACCTGAGAATATCCATCGGATTATCTGCGACGGCGCCGAGGTCGCTGGAATAGTAGGGCGAGCTGGGCAAGCCCGAATCATTCAGCGGGTAGAAATTCGGATTTGAGGAAATAACCTCTAAAATCTGAGCCTCGCCGCCGCCAGGGGGGCCGGATATTGCGTCAAGCCCGATCGGGTTTGTTACGGTAAAACCCTGCACGCCCGAGCCTGGATCAGCGTAAGGCCTAACCCAGATCACAGAACCGAGGAAAAGCGCCAGCCCGCCGCCGCCCGATTGAATTACGCTATTTTCAAAATTTAGCGACGTGCAAAGAATTACTGCGCCGGCCGTTAGGGGCGAAACAGAAAAGCGCCCATCTGCGGCCGTAAGGTAATTCGGGAAGGCAGATTCAAAAGTAGAGATATTAGAATTGAATTGAATCCCAGCGGCGAGGGCCAGCGTATCGCGCGCCCCGATTTCGAGCGTTGTTTGATCGTTCGTCCACGTCGCCCGATCTAGATAATAGGTTGACTGAACCTCCTCGGGATTCTCGCCGTCTGAAATCCAGACGCAAATCTCCCGATCCTTTAAAAAGGGATTCTCGAGATATATTCGCGAATCAGAATAGGGCGGCAATTGTTCCGGATTCTCGCCCGCGTGATATTCGATATAGGTTCCGAAATGGCCCAGCACGCCGATCGCCCCATTCGCTGAGCGGGTCCCGCCTGGGATTTGATCCACAATTTGAATAGTATCTGAAAACAGATCCACGCTTTCCACGCGGAAAGCTTCGCGGCCCCAATAGATAATTGAATCTGCGACGATTCCCGAAATTCCTACGTTGTCCACATAGATAATCGTTTGCGTCGGCCCCAATTGCGCCAGCGCGTAACAAACCGGCCGCGCCGAATTTACTGCGAAATAGGCGGCGGCCTCCACCTGAGCCGGCGGGATCACAATTTCAAGATCAAGCGATCCCTGCTGAGGGTCGCCCCGAACGGGCGAGACACCTTGATCCGCCACATCGATCAGCGGGATCCCGTTATCGCGGGCGATTAAGACGCGGTAGGGGAGCAATACAGAGCCCGCTAAGGGCCTGAGGTCGCCGGTGGCGAGGGGTAGGGGCAGGATCGATTGTCCCCCCGCTTGCCCTAGGCCTGCAAAGGTAACAGCGAGGCCGACCGTTTCGCGCGTTATCGTCGCCATTTAGTAAGGGCTCCCGCCGAATAGGCCGCCGCTGTAAAGGAAAGCCAGCCGGAGATCTCGCCGACCTCCCGCCGCCCCCGTAATCGAAACCGTAGGGGCTCGCAAACCGCGGATCGGGTCCATCCCTTCGGGGCATTCTGGGCCGGCGTGAATCCTGAGCGCGCCGACGTATTGCGCCGCTACCGCTTGATCGCCGATAATGAACGGGACACCTAGGACCGCCAAGCTCCACCATCCCCCAGGGTAATCCAAGGCGCAATAGGGGGCGCCCGTCGCCACGCCGATCGAAGCGGCCCAAGCGGGTTTCGACGTGCGATAGTATTGCATACGGGCGCCGTGAACGCCGATCGTTCCGTCTAGATACAGCGTCCACCAAACGGGGAGCGTCGCTGGGCTCGGCGACATATTCACCACGGCGATCGAACCGTCGGCCGTTAGGGGCGAATATGAAACCTGCGCCGGCGACGGGAGCAAGCCGAGATCGTTAGCCCGAACCTGAGGGAACCAGGTAGCCGCGGGGAAATAAACAGAAAAAAGCCTTTCATCTCCCGAATCGTCAACGCTAGCCAGATCCCATTCAAGACCTAGAAATTGTATCCCATCAATTCCAAAGCCTGAGGAATTAAAATAAAACCTATTTCCCGAGGCCTGCAAATAGGCCGTGAAACCCTTTGCGTTATTCGCGGCAGTAACGACCCACGTCCACGTCCCGAAGGCGGCCCCGAAGGCGGCGCCTGGGCCGGTAGCCGCGTAGGCATTTAAGGCCGCGGCATAGCCCGTCCCAAAATCATCTGAGCCCCCGCCGCGAACGTAATAAAGGCCGCCGCCATAAACCCAGCTAAAATTGAAATTAGCGGGAGAGGTTACATCGTGAATTGAAATCACAAACGTCTGCGCCGGAACCTCGGCGGCGAAATAGGGCGTAAATACCTGAGCGGAAATTGCCATTTAGAACCCCGAACCGCCGCGCGAACCGACGAAAGCTAGCCGGCCTTGCATTGTGCGAATAGAAGCGGCGTCATTTGTTACGATCGTAACATTCTGCCGGCCGCCTTCGAAATAGGCAAAATCTCCGCCGGCGCCCTGGGCCTCGCCCGCTGAGGTGTAGATCGTTTTCCCGCTTCCGCCACGGTCCCGCCGCGGGGCCTCGCTCCCTCCGCCGAACAGGGAACCGAGCAAGCCCACAACGGCCGTGACGGCCCCTAGGACCGGCACGAAAGCCGAGCCCGCGGCGACACCTGCGCCAGCCGCCGCGGCGCCCGCTGAGGTGGCCGCTACGGCCGTTGTAGCTGAGGCCGTAGCGTTAACCGCGGCCGTAGCCTGCGCCGTCGCCGCCTGCGCCACCTGGACGGCCTGTAGGGCTTGCGTCGCTTCCATAATTTTCACAACCACGTCCACGACTTGGCGCATTTTGTCGATCACGCCATCTTGCACGCCGCCCAGCGCGGCGAAGGCGCCGGCCAAATCTAGAACCGCGCCCGAGGTTTCTTGAATGTTTTTAATTTGATCTTGCCCCGCTTTCTGCGCCGCCGCCTGAGCCGCGGCGGCGTCTGATTTTTCCTTTGAAATTTGCTCGGGCGACTTTCTCAGCCCCGCTTTAATTTCTTCGCCTTGCAGAAAAGCCTCATCTTTTTGAGCCTGTTCCTTTTTATAATATTCTTTATCCGCTTCGCTCATCGGATCCGGAGCGCCAACCAATTGCTGGTATTCCTCATCTGTTCCGCGAACCATGAGGTTGAATTGCTCAGTAAAGAATTTACGGGACGCTTTGAAAGCGTCTGTTATAATTCCAACCAAATTCAAATTTTCTTCAACGTCTTTTTTAATTCCGCCTGCAAAACTTCTGCCGATATTACCGCCGGCCGTGGCGGCAAGTTTCACGCCTTCCTTTTCAATATCGTTGATCTGGGTTTGCAGATTTTCAATATAAAGCTGGGTTCCGACTTCCAGCGGGGAATTCATTTCCGCCATTAGTGCGGTTGCAGATCGGCGGTAATTGTCGATCTGAGCCTGGACCATCTGCGGCCGCTCGGTTGCGATCAATTCGGCTAGATTCTGAGCCTGCAAGCCAGCGGTTGATCTTGCGTCATATCGTAACATTCCGTTTTTAATAAATTCATCTGTTTTGGCTTTAGCTTTCAGCGCCAATTGAACGGTAGCCGCGGTTGTAAATTCGGCGCGCTTCAATTCGGCGTTATCCTGAATTGCCTTAACCTGCGCGGCGGCTTCCTCGGCCTTTGCGAGAATTTGCAAATCTTTTAGCCGCGCGATTGTCGATTCCCTTTCGACCTTATCCTTGTCGACAACCTTGCCGGTGAGGCGCGCCACGGTTTCGGCAATACTTTCATATTGCTCCCGCGAGGTCCCAAGCGGCTTTTCCAGCGCGGCCGCGGAGGTAGCGTTATCCTTTTCGGCCTGAACCTGGCGCCTAATCTTTTCAGCCGCCGAATCCGCCATTTCGGCGTAAGCCTCGGTTGCGCCTGTGATATCAAATAGCCTTTTTACAAGCGAATAATCCCACATTTCTTTCAGTCTATCCGCGCCTAATTCGGCGGCGGTATTTACAGCGGTTAATCCGGTGTCCAGCCGGCCCGCGGCTTTATACATATCATCGGTCCCGAGAACCGAACCGGCTAATTGACCTTTTAATTTGAAAAGGCCTCGCTCGGTAATATCCCAAACTTTTAGCCCTTCCTCGCCCCAAGATTTAAATAGGGCTTCGCTTGAATCCAGGAAGGCGCCCACGACTTGTTGGAGGCCCCCTAGGGCTATCCCTGCCCCTGCGATCGCCTTGATCGCCTTCGGGCCGCCGATCCCTTCGATCATTTTACCTGCGGCCACGTCCAGATCGTCGCCGACTTCCTTCAATTGATCGGTGAGCTTGCGAGCCTCGCCCGTAGCCTTGTCCATCCCTGAGCCGGCGGCCTTTGCGTCGGTTCCTAACTTGCGGGCCGCCTCGGCGGCGTCGCCCGAGGCCTTCGCCGCCTGTTCCGTAGCCTGCGCGGCGGCCGTGGCCGCGGCCGCTTCCGCGGCTAGGCCCTGGGCCGCGTCATTGCTCGCCGTTTTAAGCCCTTCCTGAGCCGAAGCGAGGCCGTCAACGGATTGATCCAGCGAGGCAAGGCCCTGTTTTGCATTCGCCACGTCGGCGCGGGCTTTTATAACCAATTCTTGCTGGATCGTGGACATTAGTCAGCCCCGTTGTGAAATCTTGAAATTGCCGAGGTTATTCGGGATTTTTCGACCCTAAGCGATCGCGTGATATCCCGCCACATCGGAGGCCAAATTTCGCGGGGAATCACGGCGCCCGCTTCGGCGTCGCCCTGCAAATTCAGCCATTCGACGTTTTCGCCCGTTAACACCATCGCGGGGCAATGGTCTAGAGGCTCGGCGGGGAGATCTTCCCGCCCTGCTAGCCCCGCGTGCATTGCCGCGAATTGCGCCGAGGCCCAGCCGCCAGGGAAGGCGGGATCGGCCATCCTAACAGGGTCCCGCTTCGGGAGGCCTGAACAGCCGAGGAATTGAAACCGGCCGGCCCGCGTGCAATCGGAGCAATCGAATTCCTTTCCGCCTTCCGATAGAATCAGCGCGAGCCGAAAGGCGGCTAGGATTTTCCCAGCTGGGCTTCATCATACAGCCCGAAGCCGATCGCCCCGCACACCTCGCCGAGAATCTTCGGCGGCCATTCCTGCGCCAGCCATTCGATCCGAGCTTCACGCGCCGACGGGACCGCCTGGACGGATTCGAGCGCGCCAGCCTTCCGAATCTCTACCCTTTCAACCGCGGCCGCAAAGGGGCCTTCGATTGCCGCAAAAAATTCTTCGAGGGCTTCGAATTTGCCTTGGACGGCCTGAGCGAGATCGCCGCGGGCCTTGCCATCCCAGCGATAGAAAACCGTTAGGGAGGTTTCGGCGTCGCGGTAAATTCGGGGCGTGTAGGGGATAGGGGGGAACAGCATTAGGGGTAGTCCTAGGCAAGGCCCTTGCGGGGCATTTAAGCCCCTTTGCAGGGGCAGGGAGGGGCTAGATAATCGTGAGGGTAAGCGGGATCTGATCTTCGTCGGCCTTAACAGCCATCCCCGTCAATTTCTGCCGGACGGCGACGCCGCGATCGGGCGTGCTACCTGCGAATTGCACGAAGGGCGCGGCGACTTTGAAACCGTAGCCGGCGACGCTGGAAAATGCGGCGGGGTAAGCGGTAGCCGAGGCAATCGCAAACGAACCGCCGGCGAGCGCCTTAGAATAAATGTCATAGCTCGCCGTGGGCGCCCAGATTGGATCGATTGTAAAAGTGATATCGCGCTTAGTGTAGCCGATACCGCCAACGCCGACGGCCGAAAGCGCGCCATCGGTTAGGATATAATCTGCGCCGAAATCGATCGCGATCTCAGTAGAGGTCACATTAGCCGCCACGGCGCCGGCGCCAGCGTTTAGCGTAAGGCCCTGGCCCGTTCCGCGAACAAATTGATTTGCCGCCACGTCCCAATTGTTACCGCTGAGATCTTCGGTAGAATCCGACCAATTAGAGTTATAAACGCCGAGGCCTTCGAGCTTGAGCCGGTGGAGGCCGTCGCTTTTCAGCGTAAAAGTAGCCTTTCCGATTTTACAGCCGACGATCTGAGCGCGCAATTTCGTGCCGCCCGCGGGCGCGCCCTTCAATCCGAAAAATCCGGCGAGGGTAAAACTGCAATTCGTGTTATTCGTTGTAGTGTTAATCTTCGGCGTGAGGTCAATTTGCGTCGCGGGACTAGTGTCAACCTCAAAAGCCGAGGCAAGAATCTGCGAAACATAACGCGGAATGCGGAGGGTTCCAGGGGCAGATTCGCCGTCGCCGTAAATGGGCATTTCCATTGCCCAAGTGCATTTTGCCACCGTCACCTGGCCAAGATATTTCGTCCCATACATATCTTCCAGCGCCGGATTTTCCATTGAAAACCCTAGGTCAATTGTCGGCGTCGCCTGAAAAACGGGGATCGCGTCAACCTTCGTGAGGGTTTCCGCTGTTCCCTCGGTCGCTTCGAGCTGGGCCAGAATCGCGCCAAATGAGCCATTATAACTATTGATCGAAGCCATTTTTTATACTCCCGAATTTGCAGGGGTCGCCCGCAATTGAATTACTGATATCAAAACGATCGCGTCGGTATAGGTGTCCCCATCCCCGCCGAAATTCGGCGTAAATGCGGGCGGCTCGCTTTCGACTGAATAGCAAACCCCGAACCCGTCTGCAATTAGCGTGCGACAGGTGGCGGGGAGGTCCCGCAATAGCAGGTAGGAAACGGCGCGGCATAGGTTTAAAGCTTGCCGCTGGGCAAATTCGCGGGCCACTGTTACGCCGTAGCCGCCGGCGTTGAATGCGGGATTTTCATCGCGCCTAACCCGCACAAGGGCCGCGATCCGCTGGTCCACGAATCCCGTCGCCGAATCCATCCCTTCGAGCATTGTGGCGTTTTCGCTCCAAATGAAAACGTGCGGGACTAGGGTTTCGTCTAGATTCTGAGTATCGGGCTTGCGATTCGAATAACCCCCGTCCAGCGCGAAGCCATCCGAATCGAAGGCCGTTGGCGCGATCGGCAATTCAGCGGGGATCAGATAAGCCGGCGCGGTGTCAAAATCGCCGCCTGCCCCGAATAGCTGATCCAAGGTCCCGATCGCCCCTGGGCCGCTCCCGTCGGTTCCCGAGGTGAGCTGGTAGAATGCGGCGAGGGTAATCGAATCCGATCCCCACCATCCTAACGCGGGCGCGCTCACGGTTCCCGCCTAGCCGCGGCGAAGCCAGCGCGCCCGAGCCTGCCCCGCAAAACCCTTTGCATACCTCGGGCGACCTCTAAGGCCGTCGCTTCCGTCAAGCGGATTACAGGGCGCGCGGGCGTATTCGAGGTTTTGTCCCAAGGCTGATAGAAACCGCCCTGCGATAGACGGGCCGCAATGCCACCTTTACGGCCTCGGGCGCCCCAGAACATACTACGCCCCGAAACGCCCTCCACGTGGTCGCCCTGGCCCTTCCTGAATGCGTCCCGAAGGGGATCCGCGCTACCCTGCCACACTAGGATCGACGTTCCGCCGCCGGCCTTGGCTTTCATTTTAGAATAACGGGGCTCGGCTCCGTAACCGGCCCAAGCGCCAGCGTATGCATTCGCGCCCGAATTGTCGAAAGCTTCCTGCGTTGAATCTTCCAGCGTGAAGCGGGGATCCACTACATTCGCCGCGATACCTGGGCAGGGCGTCGGCCGGATAAAACCATTCCAAACTAAAGCCCAATCGCTCGAAATTGTCTTATCGGCAATCTGCAAAAGATTAGAAACATTCTTGAGGCCTGGAATTGTGATCTGGATATTCATTTTATCGCGTCCAGCTATTGATCCGGTTCAACGGGTCCCAGAATATACCGCGAGCCGCCTGCAATTGCGAGGGGCTTAGGCCTTCCGTATGCGACCGAACCGAATTGACCCCATCGATCTGGGTATAGGCGCGGAGATATTCGGAAGGGTTGACGCGGATTCGATCCAGCCGGCGGGAATATTCCTCCGACCATCCCCGCGCCTGAGCCTGATTTGCGGCCGTAGCAAGCCCGTATTGCCCGAGCGAGCCGATCGCGACAACGTTCCCTAGGTTGACGTAATCATCGGGGAAATCCACAACCGTAATTGAAGCGGGATCAATTCCGATCGCCCATAACATTCTGCAAACGTCGCCCGATACTACATCGATCGCATTTTCTAGGGCCACATCATCGGCCGTTTTCAGGAAGGCGATCCAACCCGCTTTAAGCGTGGCCGTGGTAATTCCGAATTGATTTGTTGAAACGAAAGCCATTTGAACCGCCGAGCTGGAAAAGAAAAGGGGCGAGCCGCAAAGCCCGCCCCTAGCCTTCGGGCCGTTAGCCTAGCAGGCCTTAGCCGCCGTAGTTTGCGGGCGTCTGAACGGGCGTCTGGAAACAGAATCCAAGCGCCGGCTCCACAATCGCCACCTGCGCCGCCTGCGAAGCGGTGTAGGCGTAATCGTTAGTGGCCTCAAGAATACCCTCGCGG